ATCTACTGGATTTCTGAGTTTAACTTTAGTATCTTCAAGTTCTTTTAGATTATCTTTTCCACTATTTAATTTTTCTCTGTGATCTTCTAATTCATCTAATTCCTCCGGCGTTTCTTTAAGATCTTCTCTATAACTAGATAATTCAGAAGTTTCAATTGTTTTTTCTAAAGATATTCGAGTAGTATCTAATTCATTTTTAGAATCTACTTCGAGCTGTTCTTTGTATGATAAATCTTTAAATCCTTCAAGGTCTATTCTTGTTAGATCTAATTCTAGGTTGTGATTATCAATAAGAGATTCTCTTTCTTTTCCTAACTCTAGATCTTTTTCTGGAACCTTAAGATTTTCTTTTGTATTTATATAAAGATTTCTTACATCTCTAACTCCTTCTAGATTTAACTTTTCTGTACCTAGAGATTTTAATTCTTTTGGTTCCTCAGTTAATTCTTCTCGGCGGTCTTCTAGGGTTGGTTCAAGGATATTTTTTTTATTTACTATATCCTCACGATGTTTCTCTAGTTCTGTTTTCCTAGGATCATACAGATTTTCACGTGTCTTTTCTGTATACAACCCATGATTTTCCGCCGAGTCAGAGTTTCTATTATCAGAAAGTGGTTCTCGTGATGATTCTTTATATAGACTTTTAATACCACGAACCCCATCTAATCCCTCTATATAATCTTCGAGAGAATTAATTTCTGGAATCCTCCCTGTTGTTCTTCCAGGGAGTTCTAGATTATCTTTCTCTAGGGAAGTATGATTTTCTTGAGTTGTTCTAATACTTTTAAGATATTTACTAAGAGCTTTTACTTCCTCAGGTCTAGTAAGTTGATCACATCCAGGAATTTTATTTTGCTTCAGAATCTCATTTTCTATATTTCTTTCTCTCATAATTACATATCTAAAGTTTCAATAATACTATTCAATGTATAAACATAGAATACTTCAGCTACTTCAGAGTAACCCATTTTAAGAGATATTTTAAATCTGAATGTATATTTTCCACGAGTATATTGTAATTCATCCCCTACTTCAAGAGATCCATCATCTGTATATACTTCTAGATTATCTCTGTTTCGATTCCATACATCTCTTAGTTCATTCTGATTTAATATCAATATTGTAGTAAATTGATCATAATCGTTCTCTAATGTACTACTTGATGAATATGTACCTCCAAAAACATTTTTCCATTTTGAATTACTCTTTGGTCTGAGTACTACAAATTCAGTCCCAAGAAGTTTTAATTGTAATTTTATATTTTTCATTCCAATAGAATAAAGCCTATTTGCCTTATCTAAGTTTTTTGAAATCATATCCGCCATAATAGTATATATTTAGTTTAAAGATTAATCACAGTCAATAATAGTACAAAATTCTTCTGTATCAATTATCTCACGTATTAATTTATATATCTGTTCAAAAGTAAGAGATCCTGATAGTTTCATTACATATATATCTCTCTCTAGGATCGTAATTGTTCTAATATGAGCTGCCATAGATCTAATGAAATCATCAATTTCGTACTGACTATATTCAAGATCTTTTGGAATATATATTTTAATTGAAGATGGATCAGGATATATACTAATTACATCTTTGGGAATTTTACTAGAAACTTCATAATCCCCGATACGATCTTTATCCAATTTCTCTGTTAATTTCGTTATCATCTTTCTAGCTTGTAAATCTGAAAAATATCGAATTCTAGGTACTATCATTTTTCAAATATATTAGGTTTTACATCAGTTGACATGAATTTTTTTAAGATAAAATCAAATTCATTTCTTGTTTTAATTGTGTAGTTATATACAACTACTTTTCCAGTATCTACCCTATTTACTATCGTTTTTAAGTGATTCCAGAAAATAGAATCAATCTTCTTAAGTTCGTTGGTATCCTCTTTATTTACTGTTATTACGAATATTCCAGAGATCATTGACATATTAATACCTATATCTCCACCAAATTCTCCAACAGTATAATCTAGACCTTCAACATAACGAAGTCTTTTAAGGCTATTTTCTAAGTACTTATTTCCAAAGTCTCCTCGATATGTAGGAATTATATCAGGATCATTAGAAAAAGTTACTGCAGCACTATAAATTAAACCGATAAGATCTTCAGATTTACCGGAAAATAGAAATTTTCCCGTTTTCCCAATAAATTTCTTTAAATCATATTTATTTAAAGACTTAACCGAAAAATCCTTCTGTTCAACTTCCTTAATTCTATTTTCAACTAAAGCTTTGTTATCAAGAAGATTTATTTTTACTCCAAGAGTATTACTGAGTTCCATTATAAAGTTGGCTATAACTTGATAATTTGTAAATACAATAGCCACTGAATAAGAATTATTTCTAGAATTGATTGCATAACTACTATATTCCATCCCTGTATACTTCTTACAGTAATAGTCTAAACTATCTGAAGTCTTTTCCAATTCCTTAGAGGTCATTCCAAAAGTATACATGGTAATGGAATTATCTTGTATTGAAAAATTTAATTTATAAGCTGTTACATTTCGATCATTAAAACTAAACTTCTCATCTATTTTTGCTCTTTTATCTAATGAATCTCCTATAGTTACTCCAGAAGCTCTATAAATACCAAACTCACGACGAATTAATTTATCTACTTCTTGAAATTTAATAGATGACATTGGATTGTGTAAATAGTTTAAGAAAAATTTTAATACTACACCTGCTATAGTTCCATATTTACCTCCAGTTATAGCACCACTGGTAATACTAGCATCTTTTAGGAGACTACCTGTAACTCCTCCAATACCAGCACCAGCTAAGGCAGATTTTCCGATTACTTCTATAGCTCCTGGAACCTTATCCATATCCTTTGGACCTGTATAGTGACCCTCCGGAATTGTATATTGTTTTTGTCTAAATTTTGTCATACCATAAGATTTTTTAAATAATTAGTTGAGCTATTTACTACATCTTCTACAACTCTGCCTCCTTTACTATCTACATACTTAGATGCAGCCTTAGATATTTTATCACCGACTCCAATCTTCTTCCACATAGTTTTTTCTGGTTTTCCTATTACACTAACTAAAGCAGATGTCCCAGGAATAGGTACTGTTTTCATAGCTATAGAAGTTATAGGTGCTTCTATAGATGGTTGAATTACTTTAGTATTTACAACTCTTCCTGGATTAATGGCTGCTTGATTTGCCGCCATTTTTACTCCTTCTACCTTATTTAAACCTCTTGCTACTCCAGAAAGAACTTTATTTTGTGTTTTTATGGCAGATCTTTTTGCAGCCATTGGAGCCTTTCTAAGAACTTTTTTATTAAATCCAGCTAATATTCTAGTTCCTGCAAGAGAATACAACTTTCTTTTTATTATCATAAATTTATATATTAAACAAGTAAATCTCCATACCATCCAGATTGGAGTATATAATTATCACACCTAGATCTAAGCTCTTGATATGCAGCATCGATATTATTAAGAACTTCCAAACCAACATTAGGTAACATTAATGAAGCCTTTAGGTTCCTAATATAGTCTAGTAAATGAGTCATACAGAGATCCATAAAAAATGTACCTCTCGACCCTTCTTCTACATTCAGCCAATAAATAGCTGCTTTAGATGATCCTGGATTAAACGTTTTATCAGGAAGAAAGTCAGGAATTATTGGTCGACTACATATCCCCCTAACATAAAATTGATCATAGCTAGGCATATCCATCATAAAAACATAAGGACGTCTATAATCCGTAAAGTAAGTATAGTTAGATGGAGCAGGATACGAAATAGATCCAATTCTGTACATAGGAATAGAGTTTGGAATTAATATAATCTGATCTTCCGATATTTTACAATCAAGAAATAATGTAAAATTACTCTTAATCTCACAATACCCTTCAAGTCCCATGTTCTCACAACTACACATCTGAGAACGGTTCATTTTCATCTCCAGAATCAATGGCAAGGTATGTTCAAATTCTCTTAACGACTCCTTAATTATCTCCAGTAATATCTCATCTGGACTCAAAAAATCGTTCAAGGCTAAAATTTCATCAAGAGACGTCAAACTTATAAGAGCACTCCTGATAAATAACTTCTTTTTAAGATCTATTAATAATGTTTTATCCATGATATAATACTGGTAATAATTTAGGTTCTACTTTTGTTGTTATATCTTTTCCTTCTTCGAAAAATATCTTTATGATTTCAGGGATTCTATTATTGTCTTTATAAGAAATTCGAAGAAGTTTTATATTATTTTCTTTGCAATATTGTTCTAAACATCTATCTCGGTTGATTTGATTTACGAAGTCTTGATAAGATTTATGAAATTTTTTAACCAGTTCATAATGTTGTCTTCCGTCATATTCTATTATTGTATTTAATTCTGAAATATAGAAATCTACATATATTTTTGTTCTAATTGACTTAAAGAAATCACTATCTATTTTGATTTCATATTGTCTACTAATTAATGATTCCGTTTTGTATTTCAAAATATTTAAAAAACAGATTTCTTCTTGATTTGAAATTCCAGATAATGTACATTTAGGACATCCACATTTAGAATTATTATTAAATAATGTATAATAATCAATACTATATAATAAATTATGTTTTTTACAGAATACATTAACGGGAGTTTCTGTATTTACAAAACTATTTAATACTGGAGAGAAATCATAATTATCTAAATATAACTTATTAGCACTAATTACCCTATTATATGCTTCTGTATTAGACATTGTTTTATATTTTGATAAATATTCAGAATTACACTTTGAACATCCAATCGATCTATTACATACTAAATTATAATAGTTGGTTTCCCAGTAATAATCGTGCTTTCTGCAATATAATTTAATTTTAAATTTATCAAAATCAATAAATGAAATGAATTCTATATCTAAATTTCTCTCTTTATTTAGTTCATTAAGTGTGTTAATTATATTATTAGTATATTCGATTAATTGCTTTTGTTGTTTGCATTTTTTACACAAGAAATGATCTGGTGATTTTTCTTTCCTTGATAGATTTTTATACTTCACTTCAAACTCCCCATGAATAGGACATATTAAGATTACAGTATCATTATAAGATTTGAAGGAATCTTTTATTTTTGAAAAATCAATATTCTTATTGTTTTCAGAAGATTTAAAAAATTTTTCTATTTCTATTATTTTATCATCTATTAATCTTGACATAATTTATTTTATAAAGGATAGTATGTCAGATTTCTCCAACATACTATCATTATTTTTATTTGCTTCCCGTTATTCAAGGGCTGCTCCTCTTGTATCTTCATATTCTGAGACTGCAAGATCCATACCAACGTCGAAAATGTCGTGATATCAATATGTTTGCTAAGTATTATCTACTCATGTTCAGACTATATCTTTTAAAATCTTCATGAAATTTTAATTATACATCTAGTCGTTGAGAAATAGAATTATATCTATTTTTGCTGATTCTTTGGATTTATTAAGTTCCAGCAATTGGTATAATAATCGCATATACTTTACGATGACATATTTCAAAGCTCTCTGGTATCTAACCAAAACGTTAACCACCATTTTATTCTGCATTATTGTTAAACTTAAATATAAGATTAATATTTAAGATCAGACTATATCATTTTAATAAGTACATAGTCGTTGAGAGAAAATTTTTGTAAACTTTCTTTGCTGATTTATTTTATTATCTTCCAGCAATTCTCTTATTTTTCTTGGTAATATAAAAATCCAAGGCGCAATTATTTACGCTGAATTTGAACAGGGTTATTTGTCTCATCGATGATAATCATTTATGTAACTTAATATTTAATTTTATTAAGATCAGACTATATCATTTGCTTAATTTTATTTTAAACAAATAAGTACTTAGTCGTTGAGAGTATCAATAATGATACTTTGCTGATTATTTTTATTTTCCAGCATTTTCTTATTTTTCCTTAAAAATTTTAAGGCCGCTTAATTTATATTAACGGTAATCATCAATATTATAAGACATTGGGAGAATAGTTGATTTGAACCAGTACTTTTAAGTTATTAATAATTGTTAATAAATAGACTATATCATCTTAAGAATTAATACTTCTTAAGTTATACATTTAGTCGTTGAGAAAGGATTTTACTTAGATAAATCTAAGATATCCTTTTTGCTGATTTATACTTGGTGTAACCAAGATTTTTCCAGCATTTTGGTATAATTTTCCTAGATCCACTCTAGGCGACTACATAATTAATCGATAGTTCCAATCGCACTTTCCCATAGTTTTGGTGCAATTCTCCAGCCTATATACTGTTTAAGTAATACAGGCATAGCTTTTGAGATACGAATAGCTAAACGAGAGTTACCTTCATCTGAAACAATATTATCTACACTTTGCTTAGTATAATTATCATTCATATTCCAAGCATTAGTTTGATAATTCCAGAGTACAGTATTTACTCGTTTAGAGAGCAGAAGTTGACGAGTTTTCTTATTAAACTCAGTCATAGGTCTTTGATACTGAACAATACCATTAGTTTGTCCAAGCACGGGAGCAAATTCTGCATTATTTCTCGATATTTAATAAGATTAACTTAATAATCTAGACTATATCATCTAAATTATATTTCAAATTTAGTTATACATTTAGTCGTTGAAAAATTAGAATTTACTCCAATTTCTGCTGATTATACTTTATTATTATGTATTTCCAGCATTTTAGTATAATTTATAAACCGCAAAAATAACTTACGGTTTCTAGCTACAGCTTCCCAGTAAACAACAGCAGGTGAGCAATAATATTTCCATCCAAATGTACCGGAGTCGATATCCCAAGGTGCAGACAGATAGAGTTTATATGAATCTTGTGCTATTTTAGTTGCATTATTAGCGATAGTCATATAATTTGTGCTCTGAACTGTTGATACTGGATAGAAATAGTTAGAATTGATAGCCATATTAGCCAAGTAATTCTGGAAACTTAGTGATGTATTTCCAAGGTCACATAATCCTTCAACCACATAGATTTCCTGAATGTTGATTTCGTCAAGTGCTTTCTTAAGATCCGATTCAGATACATCAAGAATATCTGTTTCAGTTGGATCTACGCCTAATTTTGCATAAACTTGATCTCCACCATTTTCTTGATATTCATAGTACTTATATGAACTTCCAGATCCAACTCGGTAAACATCTCCAACTGACATACCTTTTGAGTTGTAAAGATCAGTCATTGAAGAAACTGTTTGTTTATAAGAACCTGCATTTGGGTCATTAGGATCAAGTTCTACCCATACTTTATCATCAGCTCCGTATCCATAGTAGTTCAATCCAAGCTCTCTCATATCGTCAGGGAGTTGAAGTTGAATCATACTTAGGAGTTCATTGAGTTCTGATACTTCCATATCTCCACGGCCGGTTACTTTACCTATATTAAAGAACTGTACTTCGTCAGAAATATTAGGATCAAGAACAGCGACTTCATAAAAATCTCGCTGTAGGATACTTTCTGACGGTTCTACTGTTCCTTTCTTAGTATAGGTATCTAGAACGGCCGATAGTACCATATAAGGAGAATCAGAGTTTTCGTTCAAAGCGGGGTTAGTTAATTCTTTGGTAACTACTGCATCATGATTAAAACGTCTAATTCTAACTCTCAGATCAGTATTAGAGTTATATTGATTAACTGCATAATATTTCTGTTCTTCGAAACCAGACCAAGCGGAAGCATTAATATCTATAAGTTTTTGATTAGGATTATCACTAGTCCAATCAGGTTCACAAATCACGATATACTGCTTTCCTAGTGGACATCTAGAGTCTGAAGTATCTAGCATATCCTGTCCTAGATAAAGTTCATAGAATACAACTGCCTTTGCTTTATCGGGATCAGTTGTTTCATTTTCAGAGATGATATTATTAGGATCTGTGAAGAATTTATAAGATGGAGAGAAGAATTTATTAGTTTCATTCATTTGATTTACTAAGTCGGGGAGAGTTCTTACATAGTAATCATATTGAGGACCATCATCGGTGGTACGATTACCAAGAATACCTACTCCATTCAAATTAATTGACCATCCATCTTGATCATGTTCTGCATCATCACCATCAATATCAAGAACAAACTTAACGACACCTTTATCAGCATCTCTAAATCCCTTCATTAAAGCACCATCTCTAAGGATATATGTACTATAATCAGTTTTAGTCATGGGTTTAGCGTAGTAGATATCGTTAGCTTTAGATGCTCTACAAACCAGCATAACATTAGAGCCAGCCAATCTATAAGCATTCATCCACATTGTTGCAGCTACATTTTTATCTCCTGTATTATTAGCATCATGATAAAGATTATTCAAGGATGCCATATAATCTTCTGTTAAGTCCCCTGAAGCATAAGTTTTTAAGAATTCAGATTGACTAGAGATCAGTGTAGGAACTGCTGGGCCTGCATCAGAAATTAAAGTCACTCCGATAATTAAACTTTCACCTGCAGTAGGATTAAGAGCTGCGGTATGTACTCTCTCTATAACTTTTACATACGGTTCGAGAGTTTCAGTCCATTGTGCCATAATTTAAATATAATAATTAATTGTTTTATTTAACCAACTTCTACGAGATATACTGGATATTTATTTCTTATAAATTTTTCACATATTCCAGCTATTAAACCAACATCAGCGGTTCCATCAGATGTAGTAGTTATAGAAATCTCATTATATCTACTTTTACTTTCTTCTGTTACTGCACTTGAGTTTGGTAGATTTCGTATTATGTTTTTTGTTATATCTTTTAGTTTATTATCTGCTATTGTATTTACTAGAAGTCTAAGTTCACCAGAATTTCTTGTTATAGCTACACTTATTGCTGATTTAAGAGAATCCGCCGTTTTAGGATCTCTTGTAAAATCGGAGCCTTCTTTAAAACCTGTTTTCTTAAGATCCTCTACTACTCTATCCATTAATCTATTGTCAACTGTTAACTTTCTGGAAATAGCTTCATCACCTTTTTTTATAGTACCAACTAAGGCTCCAAGAGCTGCTCCGACTAATGTTCCGGCGGCTACTACTCCAAGTCGTTTAGCAAATGGACTTAGAGCATTTAATTTTCGGAAAGTAGGATTACTCCCTTCATATTTAATATTTTTAGCATCTTTTCCGGATAATGGTAAACTTAGGGTAGCTACGTTTCCACCAATTATAGCTCCTTTAACAGTATCAGATAATATACTAAAGTCTTTTCTTCTAAATGTAATCATATTATTATCATTTTTCTCGGAAAAGATTTTTTTAAATTTATAAGAGGTTGTCTTTTTAGGTTCTTTTACTTCTACCTCTTTTAAAGTTTTATTAACTCCTCCAAGTGCTTTAGTTAATCTATCCATTGCTTCTAGCTGTTCATCTTGATATTTTTTATCAGAATTTTTTCTAGTAGCATTAATAGCAAGATTAGTTCCAGAAAATCCAGCAGTGGCAGTAGTAATTTTTGCCGTAGGGTTATTTTTATAAAACTCCTTTACATCTCTGATTATTTTCTTTGGTTTAAATTTTGCCATAATTTTTTATTAATTTTAATAGGAATAACCATCTCTTTGAGTCATATTTGTCTTCCAATCCTGTTTTTCTCTTCGTCTAGCCTGTCTCTGAGCATAATTAAGTCTTTTATTATACCATTCATTATTTTCAGCTTGTTTATTTCTATTTCGAAGAGCCATTCCACCTGCTAGAAGACCACCAACAACTAATCCAGTTTTTCCACCTTTACCCATTCTTCCGAGTAAACTACGACCTGCCTTATTCTTTCCAAAAGCTCCAGCTACAGAACCAACTGTTCCACCAAGAGCAGCCCCACCAAGAGCAGCCCCAGCTACAGAACCATATCCAGGAGCCTGTTTTGGTTTTTCAGCAAGAATATCTGAATCCTTCATTCTTTTAAGATTATCAGTATCGTCGTATTTAGTGAATAATTTTCTTTTTATAATCATTGTATTTCTTGATTTTTAGAATCTTGATATTTGAAAGCATCTTTATCTAGAGCCCGAGCTGTTTTATTTACTATTTTCTCTCCAGTTCCCCATGTTGCTCCTAAAACTGCAGCACCGACTGGAATACTACCTGCTAAGGCTGTTTTGGGGTTATCCATAATGAATTTACCTGCTTTTTGAGACCATACTGAACCTGAGTGTTTTCCATATCTATTTAACTGATGACCGAATTTGTATACACCTTTTCGACCACCTCCGCCAGATAAATTAGAAAGTCCACCTAAAATTGTTTGTCCAGGAGTTTTAAATATCTGTGAATTTCTTACAGATTTAGAAGCGCCAGTAAGTAATCTTTTAACTGCCATTACTCCAGGGACTGCATAGTTTCTCTGAGTTAATGCCATCTGATCTTTATATTGAGCTTTTTCAGCAGAGTATCCGAGAGCCATGGGAGCAGAACCTAGAGCAGCCATCGTTATTAACGTTCCTTTATTTTTTTTTGCAGCTTCTCCTAAAACTTTTCCAGTACCTTTTACTGCTTTCATTATAGATCCAGCAGAATAGGTTTTTTCAAGAGGCATTCCATTTTTCTTCATATCTTTTTGAATTGCTTTATCAGTAAGATATGAAGCTCCTGCCATTGTAGCTCCCATCATAGTTCCACCAATCAGCTTATTTTTTCCTTTCCACACAATTTTACCAACATCTTTAGCGAGACCTTTAGCATTTCCTAAAGTTTTATTATTCTTAAGAGTTGCTGTAAGTTTTGCAAAATTTATTTGAGCAAACTGTTTTTGTCCCATTACATCTGCTGCTTGTTGTGCTGCTTGTGGATTATTTTTTGCGTTTTCTGCAATTTTATTTAAAGCTTTGGTCATCTTTCTATTTTGCTCCTCTGCCTGTGCTGCTTGTTCCTCAGCTTGTTTCATTTGATCAGAGCCTTGTTTTAGAGAAAGACCTGTACCAATAGCCCCTGCAGCATTTAAAGCCATTCCCCAAAAAAATTCTTTTTGTCTAAACTTAATCATAATCTAAATCCTCCTATAATTAAGTCTGCATATCTTGACCGGCAGTTTTAAGACCTTTTCCAAGACCTCTAGTAGCTGCAGAACCTAAGAGATAACCAGCTCCCATACCTAAAATACTTCCAAATGGTCCCCCTATCATTGTTCCAATAGTTCCTCCTAATTTAGTAGCTCCTAAAACACCACCAGCGATTCCGGCTACTTTATTATCAAGAGCTTTACCAACTCCTTCTGTAACTCCTCCAAGTGTATTTCCGGCAGCTTCAGTTAGTGCATTGTAACATTTTCTTTTTAATCTGTATCTTGCCATTTACCTCTTCCTCCACGATTTAATTCTTGATTTAATTTTCTCATTTCTTTTCCTAAATTACCGATTCCAGCTAATTCACGTTGAGAAGTATTCATTCTACCCAGTCTATCCATATCTGTATCATATTTTCTCCCTTTAGTGAAACCAAGAGCTGGGTTATTAGTATTTAATATCTTGGTTTGAGAAAATCTCTTTACAATCATCATGCATTAAGTAAATATATTTTATAACCTAATCCGAAGGGTAATATATTCAATGCATTAATAGCATCTTCGATAGATTTGAATTCTAAGACCAATGATCTTGATTTTTTATCATATTTGATAGCCTCTCCAAGCAATTCAGAAACTTCATAAGATAGATCAAAGGAAGGAGAGAATGAACCAGATAGATAGGGATATTGTTTATCACCGCCTTTACTCTTAAATTCTCTTTGCTCTAAAATTGATCCTGGAAATTCTGAATACTTCTTTTCTTTCTTTTTTCCACCTCTTCTTTCTTCAGGATTATCATTCCTAGGTCCAGAAGTGTCTCCTAAAGAAGTATTATTATTTCCTCCATTATTGTTATTATTCCAATTTGGATCACTATCTTTTGGCGCAAATATAGAATGACTTACGTTTAATTGCATATTTCCAAGACGTTTATCATATGTTTTACCTGGAAGTCTAACCTCATCTGGTAACTTTGCTTTGGCACCAATTTTTAGATACATTCTATATTTATCTTTTCCAAACATAGAAGTACTAATTACAAATCTTTCGATTACTACATTATTTCCTCTAAGAACAGGAATTAATGCACTAGTATCTATTACTCCGAATTTATTTCTATCAGAATATCGCATAAGTTTTACATAAAGACTTCTCATTGCATCATATTCTGTAAATTCTTTCTGTCTAAATTTAATCATGCCACAACTGATAAATTATATTTTGTAGCGAGAATTTCTATAATATCAAAAGCTATTCCTAAGTGATCAGTTTCTGCTGTGATTACTCTGGTTTCTTTATTAATATCAGTTATTCTCATTCTAAAAATATCTTTGATTAATTTTTGAGTATAATTGTATAATTCCTTATCCTGTACTTGAATTTGATAATATCCAGACTCATTTTTTATAAATGAAACTAAAACCATAGCCTTAGAATTAACTCTACTAACGCTATCTGCTTGCTCTGGAGTTATAATATTAGGCCGTAATCCTTGTTTCTTTAAATATTCAATAGCGTCCGGCATTAAATTTTGGATAAGGTATTTCTTCTTTCTAAAATTTATCATAACCCTTTGTTTATAATTGTTGTTTCAGTATCAACCGGAACTTCATAATGATAATCTGGATTATTTCGTTCAAACTCTATATTCTGAACTATTTCTTCTAGGAATTTATATCTATCATCAATTACTTCATAGAAAAATAGTTCACATCTGAATTGACATTGATAAGAGAAATTTGAATTATCATCTTGTTGATATGTCTGGTTAAAATCTTCAGTTATTCCTCCCCATTTTATTGCAGCTGTCCATCTTTGTCCATATCTATCTGATGTTTTGAATTCACAGAAATTAGTAAGTAATGTGACATTCATATATCTATTTTTAAAGTCAAAGAATAATGGCATATCAGTACTTCTTAGATAAAATTCAACTGGTATTTTATGCTGCATTACTTTATCATCAGAATACTTAGGATGATTATCTTTCACTGGAGTCTGAAGAAATTGATAAACAACATGTGATGTTTTAGTTAATGTAGTTTCTTTATTAATTCTAACTAACTCTAAACCATAATCATCTAAAATTTTACGTAATTCTAGAATAAATTGATCTTGATAATCTACAGCTCTTATAACATAATCATTATATTTCCTTCTTAATGTAAATATTGTTTCAGATTCAGATTCAAGTGTAACATCATCTGAATTAATTATAATTTTAGGAAAATTTCTTATCTCATAACAGCTTGGTCTAGGTCCAATAGGTTGAAGATATATAAGATTTCCAGAGTAAAACAAGAAATTTATAAACTCAGGATTTTTATAATCTCCTTCCGAAACTACTATTGTTGTATAATTATAGTTTTGGATAACTCTAGATTCTGAGTCATTTACAATAACTATATTAATAGTATGTGGATCATAAGTTAATTTTCTTAACTTAAGTCCATTTAATGTAACATAAGTATTTTTAAATAATTTAGGAAGTCCTGTAGGGAGCATGTCAATTCTTTTTTCAGTACACGGTATTCCTAAAAGATCTGATAAACTTCCAGAAGTACTTCCTGGAGAATAAGTTAGAGTGAGAGTAGATCTTGAAGTATCCTCTACTATAGAGCTTATTTGTCCTTCTTTTACTTGAAAATACCTACATTTATTAGAAGAGAGTTTAAGACCTCTGTAAATTACATCACTCATAAAACTTATTTTAATATTTTAAAATTAATTTTCAGGGATTAACTTCTTCCTTAACTATTAGCTTTATTTTCTGCTGCTAAAAATGTACCAGCACCTAATGCAGCAGTTCCGGCGGCAGCAACACCTAATCCTTTACCTATTCCAATAGTGCCTCTTCCCACAGTAGAAGCTAAATTCTTAAAACCTTTGGCATTTTCTCCTGCTTTAAAAGCTCCTTTTGCTGCAGTCCAATTTGCCGCTGTTTTGGCGAATGGAGAAAATAATCCAAAATTTTTTCTTTTAAGCTTATAAGTTGCCATAATTATTTCATAATTTTTCCAAGTGCCTGCATACCTTTTTGATCAGCTTTTGCATTAAAAGCTTGTTTTGTCATCTGAGATCCTGTTTTCTTTAAAAGTGCATTATCAATTTGTTTAGCTCGTGCAACTCCAAAATCCTTAGCTCCAGACATCATCATTCTATCTCCAACTTTTCCTCCAACAGCTTTACCAGCTTTCATTAGTCCAGTATTAGTTTTAGCCATTATGTTAGCACCAAATGCACCTTTTTTAGCCCCAAGAATGGCTGCACCTGCTGCGAGGCCACCTAAAGCTAATTTTTTCCCAGTACTCATTCCGCCTTTATCATCAGAATATAATTTTCTCTTTAATCTAAATGTACTTGCCATAATTGTAAAAATTAAAAAGAGAAGGAACCTTAAGTCTATAAGACCTAAGGAATCCCTCTCTTTGTTTAAAATCATTTTATTCTTTAGGGATCTGAGAGTTTAACGATCCAAATGATTTTTATGGTTTAATTAGATACCGAATTTGAAAGTAACCTTCTGTACCAATTCAGGAGCCATATACTTAGTACCTTCCTGATAGTAGATACCAGAAGCCATCTGAGTTGGGTTATTGTAGTTACCAATAGTCGGAGTATCAGTCAAAGGCATATAGATACCACGTGCAAGCGGAGCCATCTGACCATCTTTTGTTTTGTGAATTGCATAGAAAGTACCTTCACCCGGAGCTTCAGCAATATCAGTAGAACGAAGTACAGGAATACCATTATACCAACCCAACAGGTCATTGATATAAGTCATCTTAGTATTACGTTCCCATTTACCAATCATTCCACCCTTCTGGAATTGATTAGATGCCATATTACCAGCTACATAGGCAGTAACATCAACACCCTTAACAGCTTTAGTTGCCAATGCACTTTCAACATTAATCAAGTAAGCATCGAACAAGTCAACTCTAGAACGATAATCCATGAACTGACCAGTCATAGCACCCTGAGTCAAATCCAAGTCAGCCATAACGTTACCATTATAACCTTCTTCCAAAGTAGAAACCAATTTATAGTTAATTACCTTAGTATACAATTCACGAAGCTTAGTGAACAAGAAAGTAGCCATATCAGAACCAGTTGCTTTCTTCATAGCACCTAAAGCAGCAATGTTATATTCAGCTACCAACATATCAGGTACAGTAGCCAAACCAAGCTGTTGCATCTTAGCGATAAATCTCTTATCATTAGCATGTGCATTAGAAGCACCAATAGTATTACAAGGAGTACCAGTAACATCTTCCTTACCTACAATAGTGATAGTTTCTGTAGCAGCATCACCAGCCAAAGCAGTAGCCAAAGTAAATTCTACACGACCATTCAAATAGTTGATAGTACCGTTAGAAATCTTACCAGCAACAGCCATGAAAGCACCCTGACCATTATCGATCAATTCGAATTTTTCAGTTGCAGTAGCAATCTTAACACGTACTGTACCAGGGATAATCTTACGACCAATCAAAGAAGAGTAGTCAGCATTAGTAGTCGGAGTAATATTCAAAGTAAAGTTACCCATAGCTTGAATATCCTGATAGTTATCCGGACCTAAGTTAGGAATAACAGAACGCATATCAGTTACACCCAAAACGTCGAACCAATAGAACAAACCATTAGGCTGATCAAAGTCACGTTCGATAGACATATAACCTGCGAATGAGCTTACATAAGAAGCTACAGAAGCATTGAAATACTGAGTAGACAGCAACGGAGTTTCTGCATAACCAGAGAAAGTCTTCTGCAGCAAATTACCTGCATTACCTAGACCAAACAAATCTTTCATTTCATCGTTACGAGAGAACATCTTAGCATATTCACGAGAACGAAGGTTAGCATCTTCTGCTGATACTGAGCTATTAATAAGAGCCTCCATCATTGAAGGAGTCTGCATCATTTGCAAATACTGTGTATTCATAATGTATATAATGTTTTTATTATTTTTAGTTTATGTAAAATGGTTTTTGAGGATAACCATAAACCTATCTATTTATATTTAATTACTTACGAAAACTATTTCCAGTCAACCATGATACTAGAGTATCATTTGTATCACTGAATTTCTTTTCTGAGAACTGAGCTTCCTGAAGATCTTGTTCTTGAGCCTGTGCAGGAGCTTGTTTTGCTTCCATAATTTGCTGAGCTGCTTCTTCTGCTACTGCTTGGATACTTTGAACTGCCTGAAGTGCTTTATCTTCAATAGCTTCAACACTAGTAGCACCACCTTGTGCAGGAGCAACACCTGCCGGAACTGCTACTTCCTGAGGAGCTACAGCATTAGGATCAGCTAAAGGAATTACAGGAGTATTAGGATCTACTTCTCCAGCAGGAACAGGAACTGCACCTACAACATCTGAGAAGAATTTATTAAGAATAGGATCTTCATAATCTCCTGAGAATTTCTTTTCTTCTTTATCAATAGAATGTTCTTCAAGTTTGTCAGCTTCTTCTTCTGATAATGGATGACATTCAATATCATCTTCACTCATAGTAGCCTTAGTAAATTCACCATTTTCCTTATCTTCTATAATTGCTTCTGTAGCTGAAATTGGAGTAATGATTTCTTTATCTGTTTCTACTTTCTTACCAGTTTCAATAGCTTTTTCTACTGGACAATGACTATCTTCTTCAGAGAATAGACGAACCATATATTCAGTAAATTCCTCACCTTCAGAGAAGAATTTAGTTTCTGCCTCATTACAGTAGATATCTTCAGAAAATTCTTTTTCTTCATGATTTTCAACTTTATCTTCTACTGCAATACTGTTTGTTAGATTATCGGCTTCTGCTTCTGAGATAGGATTAACATCAAGAACTTCTTCATCCATCTCAGCTTTAGTAAATTCGCCATTTTCTTTATCCTGTATAACTGCAGTCTTAGAATCGATAGGCGTAATAATTTCTTTATCTGTTTCTACTTGTTCGCCAGTTTGGATTGCGCTTTCAATTTCAGCAGAATCAGCCTCTTCAGAGAACAAACGAATCATATACTGAGTAAGTTCTTCATTTTCTGAGAAAAATTTAGTTTCTGCTTCGTCACACCAAACATCAGAGAATTCTTTTTCTTCTTCCTCATCTTCGTCTTCCCCTTCTTCAGAAACAACGATATGATCTGTCAACTCTTCTGCTTGATCTTCGCTTATCTTTTCAAGCTCCATTTCTTCACCTTCTAAACTAACTTTAGTAAATTCATCTTTATTTTTATCCTGTATAACTGCAGTCTTAGAATCGATAGGTGTAATAACTTCAGAATCTGTTTCAATCTCATCACCATTTTCAATAGCATCTTCAATAGCATCCTGAGTTGCACTAATACTATCTACAGATTCAGAGAAGAAACGACACATAAAGTCTGTATTATCAGCTTGGAATTCAGTTAAGTAAATAGTATGATCTGAAAATTCTGCTTGTTCAGGTTCTCCAAGTTGTTCATCTTCAACTACACCAAGACCATTCAAGAGATCGATAGCATATTCACGAGCGTCTTCGGGGTTATAAAAAATTCTAACTCCTGCTACTCCTTTTTCTGTTAAACTCTGAACTAATTCTTGAGCTGATGCTTCGTCATACTCTGGAGCATCTACAATAACATGATTTACTGGATCTACTCCTACTACAAACAATGGATCAAACTGTTCTGCTTCACTAAAATTCTTAGATTCTAGCTCAGTAACATCCATATCTTCACCATTAAACTCTACCTTTGCTTGATCACCTGTAGATTCTGACGTAACAACTACTTCATTTTCACCAGTTTTTTCTACTTTAAGATCACCTACTTTAGCTGTTTCTTCTGATTCAATAACTTCTGAGAATAATCTTTCACAAAATTCTTGATCTGAGAAAATTCTAAGAACTACGCTATTATCAGTACTTACAGAGAATTCTTTTTCTTCGCATTCTTCTACAGCTTCAGGACCTTCTTGTGCAGTAATTTCTACACTTTCTTCATGACCAGCTGCTGGATTTAAACCACCATCAGGAAGATTTGGTGCAATAACAGCACTACCATCCATATGATTTTCAACTTCCTCGTCAGCTGCACCTACCTGATTACCCGGAGTTACTCCATCCCCTTCCGGATGAAGATATCCCTCGATTTGTTCAGATTGTTCAGCTGGATACATATCATAAGTATCATCCTCATCAGAAGCCTTTTCAACGATAGTAACTTCGCCATTTTCCTTGTCTGTTACTGAAACTTTACCGTCACCGATATTTTCATATTTTACTTCTTCAGTATCAACAGAGCCATTAGCCTTAGCATCTTCAATATCTTTGGCTACTTGCTTTGCTAATTCTTCATCCTTATCCTCTACAGCTGAGAATAGGACTTCCATAAATCTTGTATTTTTCATACTGAGTTTTATAAATATTTTATTTCATTATATCAACTTGATTTCCTTGAATTTTGATTACTCCACGATCAATTAATATATCTATTATATTATCTGGAGCATCATCATATCTCTCTTCTAGGATCTTTGTAAATTCTTTAATTCCCATTGCAGAATTACCAAACTCTATCTTTAAGTCTCCAATAATTCCAGAATCTTTAATCCAATCCTCTACTTCTTCAGTGCTAGAGAACTCAACTTCTTTCATTTCTTCAAGTGGAAGAGAATGAGCTTTTTTAATTAGCATTATACCTTTCGGTCCTAAAGATCCTTTAGATTCTAACATATTAATTATGTCTTCCTTAGGTCCTTCTATTGGGTCTAAATCCAAAATCTTAGTCACTGATACGATTAACTTAGAGAATAATTTAGATTGTAAGAATGCAGTTTCAGGAATAGTAACTTTATTATCTTCATCAATACTAGCAAAACCTTTTTCAACTAAATCTTCGGCGGAAATACCAAATGCCTTAACAACTTCTGATTCATTTAAAGTTTTGCCAGAAAATTCTTTTAATTTTACCTCAAATTCGTTCGACGGTTCTGAAAATTCTTTTTGTACAGCGGCATTATTATCTCCGCCGAATAACGAACGTCTTGAGAATCCTTTTTCTACTTCTTCAATTTTTGATACTTCGACTTGTACAGCTTCAGGAGTATTTTCAGGACTTGGTGTAACTTCTAAAACATTAAATCTATTTACAGCTCCACATTTAGGACATAAGAAGTTAGTTGTAGTGGCTAAAGTATCCATAATATAACCACAATCTCTACACTGAATTTTCTTATATTCTGCCTGAGTTACTCCACCTGAAAATAACTTGCGCCGTGGAGAAATCGAAGAAGAGAATAATTTACGTCTTTCTACTTTCATAATCTTTTAACTGTTTTCTTCAGGGTTTTCTTCTTCTACTGGCTCTTCTTTCTTCGTACCATTCTTCGGCGCGAATATTTCCTCTAACATTGCGTTTGTGAAGTCTACATAAGCTGCTTGTATTTTTTGATATCTATTCTTAGAGATAGCATTCATCTTAGTAACTTCTTGAAGGGCCATCTTATAAGGTAAAAACAATTTTTGTACACTTATACGTACATTTTTACCTAAACTAGATGCTCCAAGTAATGTTCCTGGATTCTTTCCTTTCATAATCTCAGGGGTAATCGTTTTCATAATATCCAAGAGATCAGTGGTAAATAAAGATTTCATAACTCTAAGCGTTTCTGGATCCATCTTTTCAGAACCACCAGCTTGTTTTACTGCTTGCTTATATTCTAAAACAAGTAGACGAAATCTTTGGCGAGGGGACATCTTTCCAATTCTAACTCTCTCTTTAACTGTAGCAACTGAGAAATCTTTTTGAATAGGTTCTTCTATTACAGATTCACTAACGATAGTATCTTCTATTGAATTTATTTCAGAATTAAATGAAAATGATTTAGCTTTTAATTGCGTAAACTTTCCATTAATCTTAGAAGACTTTAATAAATCTCCCGAATCGAAGTTAGAAAATTGCTTAACTTTTATTTTTGTATCCTTATAAGCTTCAGGATCATACTCTATATCAAGTTCAGAGAATGTTTTTTCGCTCTCAGAACCATCAATTGAAACTATACCCGCATTTTTCCAAGAAGGGTTTAATGTAAGGTCAGCCCCTTTTAGCGCAACCATACGCTTTAAATAGTCACTTCCGCTAGAATTTTCCCAATATCCCAATTTTTTTAATATATTGCTTGCTATTAAATTTAGACTATATTATCCTAAAAATCTAGGTTCCATCTTTAGTCGTTGAACATCTCGCTATCTGCTAGATGATGCTGATTTGATTCTAACCTTTCCAGCATTTTATGAAATTTTCTTAAGAACTTATGAATTTCTTAAGTCTCAGTTAATTAAAGAACGACACAGGAAATTCCAATTTTGCAACCATTTTTAAGAAGGCCCTTTACTCTTCTGATTCTTTGTATAGCTTCATCGTCTAGGCCATCTTCGGAGAGAACCTCAAACTCCCCATAGCACCAGCCGTCATTTTCGAACCAAACTTTAGTTAACACATGTGTAGGTGAACTTTCGCCAATTAATAACTTAACCTAATTGATTTTAAAATCAATAATAGACTATATTATCTAAGAATTAATCGGTATTCTTAGTGTTTACTCTAGTCGTTGAGAAATAGATTTTATTATCTATTTTTGCTGATTTAATTTATTATTTTTTCCAGCAATTAAAAACATTTTCATAAACTTTTTATCTATGCCTCTCATTATTAGCAATAAAGGAGATCATCTTTCCCTATAGTCTTAGATACTGCAGGACCACCATTTTTGGCAGATGATAGATTTCTGGCTAAGTGTGTTAATGTTCCAAAGAGCTTTCTATCCTCTAAGGCTTGTTTAAACTCTTGGCTACTAAAGAAAGATTCCGCAACATCTCGAGGTATCATACTACTGTCAGATGCAGGTAGCATTGTCGAAAACAATTTTGCAATAAATTTCATATTTCAATTTAAATTTTATATTATTTTCCTTTTGTAGTTTCATATAAAAGATTATAATCTACTAAAGTACTTGGATCAATATTTTCAAAAACTACTTTATTTAAAAATTCAGAAACTCTTTTAAAAGAACTTATAGTGTAAGGAATTTCTACCAACATTATATTATTCTGTTTGCAATAAATTCTTACATTTTCATCTCTTCTTTTTTGGTCATCAAAAAGATTTTTATCATATTTGTGATATAGTGAAAAATATGTATAATGCTGAATTCCATTATATTCAATCCATATGGTTTTCCCACCATAGTTAATAATAAAATCAATCATAACATAATCTCTACACCTGCCCTCTATTCCACTTACTTTAGTATTCCACTTATAATCCAATATTTTATCTGAATTTTTATTAATCCAAAGCTCTACTAATCGTTCTCCCTTTGATTTAGTAACAGTACTAGGATCTGTAAGTCCATGATATAATAAATTCTCTGGATCTTGTTTAAATATAGTATTTGTTTCCAGATCTAAAATTTCCACAGTAGTCTTGCAATTGATAAAGTTAGATATTAACTTATACTTTCCAATTCCATAAATATTATCCAACCTATTTTGAAAGTCTTGATTAGAAAACTTTCTATCTTCTTTTATAGAATTAGTATTACAAACTGGACACCCACCATGAGAACTTTCTAAATGTGTTTTTGCTAAAACCGAAAAAGTTGTTCCGCACTTATTACATTTAAAAGTCATTTTATCAATTCTTCCAGTATATTCAGATAAATATTCAAAGGAATTTTCTCCAAACTTAGCTTTTGATTCTGTAATATAAGTTTCTGTTGTCTTTAATCTACTCGAATGATATTCTTTATTACTAAGCGTTATTTTTCTAAGTTTAGCAGCATAATACCTACAATTTAGCCCTCTTGAAATAAAATCTGAATACGTAGTATAGTATTTTTCATATTCATTATTATCATTTAAATACTGTAAACATATTTCATCTGTAAGTTTTTCGATTATTTTAGGTACTAAATCATAATTATATACTATGTCTATAAAACTACCCTCCCGAGATTTAATAAATATATCCATTAAATCCTCTTTAACCATAACACCCGTAAATACATAATCATTATCTAACAATAATTGATCTTTTATATAACTTTTTGTATTTGGTAATTTATCTTTATAATAAACTTCTATTATTTTATCTACCCAAAGTTCTGAATACATATCAGATGGTTGTAATTTAAGTAACCATCTATTTTCCCAGTCCCTAAAAGTTATATTTAATTTTTGTAATTTCTTAAAAACTGAATTTCTCATCTTTTCTAATACCCAAGTACCTAATTCTGGAACATACGTATAATAGTTTAATCTCCCACTATCATTTCTTCTGGGAAGTTTTACTCTCATTACTATTGGACAAGAATACTCTAAAGGTACTGGTAATAATTTAGTATCTATCATGAATTAAATTTTATAGCTTCCCGAGATATCAAACTATCCTTGTATTATTAACATGTCATCCTTAGTAGTGGAAGAGTAACTCGCGACTTTTACTCTTCCTAAAGGTTTATAATTCATGTTAGTAATTCCACGATATCTCATCGTCTATTTATCTAGGTCGAGATGACACAGCTCAAACGTGCGACTTCTTGATCCCAAACCAAGCGTTCTATCTACTGAACTACATCTCGAATCTATTCTATTTATTCTTCTTTCTTTTTTCATTCCATTTTCGAATAGCTATTTTCCCTGATACATATGCACCACCAATAGGAAGTGCTGCAATAGTTCCTGCGATAGCTGCTTGTTTTGTTTTTCCAGCTTTTGCAAGTTTGGCAGCAACAACTCCAGGAACAATATCAGATGTTCCAAGAATTATAGCTTCATCTGGGTGTTTCTTTACATACTCCACCACCTTCTTACCAGTTTCTTTAGGATGAGTTACTGTATGTTCAATAGATTTTCCTATTTCTTTAACTTTATCAGTAACTTTACTAAATCTTTTAACTCTCAACATAGTTTTTATTAGTTATTATTATTTTCTTTCGTTGAACTATCCTGACTCGAACAGGAAATCCCAGAACCAAAATCTGGTGTATTGCCAATTATACTATAGTTCAAATAGTTCAATCATTTCTCCATAAAATATATTTTTGGAGTTTCTGATATAATTTCAAATCCAAGTTTCTTATATAAATTTATCGCATTTATATTTTTCTTTGATACTGTAAGTTTATTAGCCCCAGAAGAATTTATCAAATCAGTTGCTATTCCTTTTCCTCTATACCCCGGAGAAACTTCTAGAGCAATAATAGTATCTTCTTCGCACGCTATATATCCCACCAACTCATCTTTGGCTGGGTTTATTAATAATTTTCCAGCCGTTTTTCCTGGTGTATTTCTTGCGTGCTTTAACATATTCTCCTGTGACTTATATTTTTCTATATTTTCTTTGGTCCAGGGAAGTTCTTTATATTTTTGTTTTCGTAGTATTATCATAAGCTCTAAAAACCTTATATGTGTAATAATAAATATAGAAAATTATGAAAAATTTAAAAGTAGGAGATAAAGTTAAATCTCGTAAAACAGGATTTTATGGAGTAGTAACTGATGTAGATATTACTCCTAATAAATTATTTGTTAAAGTTAAATTAATGTTAAACGATAGAGAAGTAGAAATTCCAAAAAGCGTTCTGGATTATGTTACTCCAGAAGAATGGGAATTTGTAAAACGTATGGAAGAAAGAGATTGAAATATATTTCTTTTCTTTTTTTTCTGTTCCTAGGACTTGATCGAACAATAGACCACTTTCCTCTGGCCATCCTAGGAATTGATTATATATTATGGAAAAAGAATCTTAAAATATATTTTCCAACATGTTTTGAAGTTCTTTTTGTGACTCTTCTCTTGGATCCGCTGTTATTTTAGTAAGAGATTCGAGTTGTTTAGCTATTCCTGAAGAATATCCCATCTCTTCTCCTTCATCAATAGATAATTTTAAAGAATAAACACTAGAAGCTAAAGCATCCCATAAATCCTTGCTTCCTGGCTTAGAACCATCAGGATTATCAAATAATGGAGATATTGATGCTTTTTTAGGATGATCTACTTTACGTTTTGGACCAACATATCTTAAATCATATGCCTCTCTTTGTAATCTTTTATATTCAGGAATTTCAAGAAGTTCATTGTTTATTATATACTTCAAATAAAGAGCCGGTTCACAAGGAGTATTATCTGTAGAAATTCTCCCATTATTTCTAATTCCTTCTCTTTCACAATATTGAAGTATTTGTTTAGAAAAAGCTTGGTCAGCACTAACTATAATATTAAATTTCTTGTTAAGATCTTCTATAAACTGCTCTATGTGAAATAAACTCGTCTCTTGTCCTTCTAACCTAGATACACCTAAAACAAAATGACACTTAATTTTAGGAACTAAAGTACCATTTATATTTTCCCAATGATCAAAACTAACTGCTGCTATTCCAGTTGTATCATCTACTACACCTAAGTCAAGACCTAGCCATATAGGAGTACCTCTTGGAATAAGATTAATCATTTTTTCTACATGATTAATAATCCTATCTTCTTTATCATAAAAATCAACTGTAATAATTTCAGGAATTCTATTCTTTATTGTTGAACATTTAGATAAGTGTTCTATAGTACCTCCAAAAAAACTATCTGATGATCCTGTATTAATACCAGATTTATCTTGAAGAGCTTTAATCAAATCAGATTTAAATTCTCCAAATAATTGAATAGGTACATGTTCCACTCTATCAGGGTCTTGATCATCTTCTAATTTATAGTTCTCTTCTTTATCATTTTTATTTAATATTCTTGGAGGATATTTACCATCTCCAGTATAAACTGAGAAAGTTATTCCCCTTGAACGTTCGTACAGATTTTTTCTAACTTCATAATGAGAAGGTCTACAATCCCAAGTAAATTGAGGTTCTGCATTCTCAAGAAATATTTCAGTTGGACCACCTGCACCTCTACTAGAACTATCAATTATTAGATTTCCGGCTAATGTTAAACTTTCTTTTACATCAAAACGAGATGTAATACGAATATACGTACTATTTACACGTTCCATGGCTTTTTCTTCGTTAGGCCAAAAATTGACCTCAGACATGATTGCAAAAATCAAGTCAGTTCCTAGTCCACCTGCCAATCTATTTCTATAATACTCTATTATAGTTTAGAATATAAATTTAACTTATATTTCATTATAAGTTAGTAAGTCTTTATTCGTTACATCAAAGATTACTTAGATTTATCTAAGATCCTTGACTCGGTATTGGGATTATCCTTTCACCGAATTTACTTACTTTATTACCATATAATTTCTTAATATGGAGGGCAACTTTTTATACTACATTACCCCTAGGACCAGAAGTTAATATTCTTATATTATGTCTGTGTGGTAAATTTCTAAAAAATGGACTCTGCTTTAATACATCATCTAGCATCCATCTTCGAAATTCAGCATTTGCTACATCTTCATCTCTATGAAAGATGATAAAACTAAGTGGTTTTTTACCTAATTTAAATGTTCTCCACGGATTAGCCATACAACTTAACCTAGCTAGTGTATTTGTCATAGCTAATTTAGATACCGTAGATTTACCTATACCGCAAATTATTTAATATATTTATTTATATATTGCAGACTATATCATCTCTAGTTCTCTCATTCTAGAGTTATACATTTAGTCGTTGAGAAAGGATTTTATCATCCTTTTTGCTAATTAGATTTTATATTATCTTTCTAGCATTTTAGTATAATTATAAGCCACCGATATATTAATGGCTCCAGATAAACAGAGTAATGGTTTTGCTGTTGTAACTTCATTTGGAAAAATTCTCTTCAATCCATCTTTCCAAAAAGGAAATATTACATCTCCATGATCAAAAAATTCCTGACTACCTAAATAATAATCATCAGAATATAATCTTTCTATCGTTGGAGGTCTGTGTGTAAATCCTTTGAGACGAAGAAATACCATTATCTTTTCATCTTCTGTTAATGATGTGTATTGATCCCTAAGATCTACTTTTGCTAAATCTTTTTCTATATTTTTAGTGGGATCAAAATGGTCTGTGAAATTAATCATAATTTTGATCCTTTCTCTTTTTATAATTTCTCAAAACCAGGAATATATAACCCATTATTTTCCCACCTAGCTTGTCCATTAGTTTTTACACGTTTAACCCACTCATTTTGTCCAGGTGCAGTAGGTGTTACTTCCAAAGATCTTGTTTTATGAGAATTATACCGTTTTAAATTCATTCTTTTAGCATCTAAACTACTAATTGAAGAATTTCCTCCTTTATTACTACTGCTGCTATTAATAACTTTCGGTTTCTGTAATTGATTAGGATTCCCAAATAAATCTCCTACAAACTCAACTTTCTTTCCTTTAGGACGTCTTTTAGTAAAATAACTTTTAGTTACATATCCATTACCATTAGGAGATATAAAAGAATTTTGAGCATCTTTAGTTACAGAGTGTAAATCTAATGCTGCATTCTTTGCTTGTGTTGCTATTTTAGAATTAGATAGTCCGGTAGCTTTTCTAGTAGTAGTTGTTATTATATTTTTCAATGGAGTTAAACTTGTTACATTAGTAATATTTGCAAACAATTTAAGTTTCATTCTAGTAAGACCTCCCCAATAAAAATCTTCTTCTGGGGTTGTCAAGACTCCATCATCCTTAAATCCAAGCTTCTCATAAATATGTCTAGCATCAGGAGATCTACCAGGCACTTCAAGAGTAACATATTTATAACCTTGAGACTTAGCAAATCTAATCAACTCTGTTAGAATAGCCTGAGAATATCCTTTACCTCTATAATCTTCATAAGTTTCAATCCACATTATATTTAATTCTTCTTTGGACTTTTCTATAAGATTTAATTCTGCTACTTTCTCAGAACCTAAGTAAATATCAAATGACGGTCTCTTATTACTCCATTCTCTAAGTCTCTTAATAAATTTTCCAAGAATATCTACAAAAGATTTAAATCTATTTATTGTGAGAGATTCTCCTGTTTTCTTACTTACAATTTTTATAGAATCTTGTAGAGTATCTAATTTACTAAATCTTTTTACTTTCATATTTATAATTTTATTTTATGTTGTGTGAGAGAGATTCGAACTCCCGAAAGCAAAGCTAATAGATTTACAGTCTATCCTCGTTAACCACTTGAGTATCACACAAACTTATTATTAATTAACTGGATAATAAAGATTTCGCTACATCAAATAAAATATAATCTTTCCAAAAGAATAAATCTGATTCATCTTTTTCTTTTCCAAAATGAATACGCACCTTATATTTACCTTCAAGTATACTAAAGGGAACTAATAGTATAATATCAAGTACATAATTATACAAGGCAAAGAAATCTACTTCACCTTTTTTATATAATCCAGATTTATTTTGAAGATTGTACGATAATGCTCCATCTTTATCAATATAGCCAGCAGTAGATTTAACCTGAATTTTATAAAGTATTCCTCCTATATCTGCAATTACATCATATCTATCTACTCCACAAGGTTTAGATGACATAATTCCAACTCTTGCTAATTGAAACATTGTCGCACATTCACCTACATATCCTAATAAATCTGAAGTTAATTTTCCATCAAATCTAGACAATTCAGTGGTACATTCCTTAGGAGGAGCTATCTTTACAGACTCTTCTACTTTTTCTTCTTTAGTAGATTTATCTTCTGGTTTTTTACCTTTGCTGAAACTAAGTGAATATTTCTTTGCACAATCTGAACAACAAAATCTTCCAGAACCAAAAGAACCATCATGCTCTTTACCACAATATTCACATTTTCTTAGTTTCTTTCTATCTGATACTTTTATCCCGTATCTATTTGCTGCTTTACGTATAGCTTCTCCAGTGCTTCCATCACCCCGCATAGCTGCAACTTCTTTATAAGATTTTCCTTCATGAATTAATAATCTTATTAATTCTTCTTTGTTATATTTCTCTTTTCCCATAATTAATTGTTTTTTTTATAATTTTTCTTATCTTTAAAATTATTGCGGAGAGACAGGGATTCGAACCCCGGGTACCTCGCAGTACAACGGTTTTCAAGACCGCCGCAATCGACCACTCTGCCACCTCTCCTAAAACAGCTCTCCGTGGTAATTACGATATACCGACCCTTTGATTAACAGTCAAATGCTCTGCCTCTGAGCTAACGGAGAATATTATTTTTGAGCCTCTTGTCGGATTCGAACCAACGACCCCGAGATTACAAATCACGTGCTCTGGCCAACTGAGCTAAAGAGGCAATTCTGATTTAATTATGAAATATAAATCAGAAAATATCATAAAACTTAAAAGCCTTATATATGTGTAGTAGAATAAACGAGTGCTATTTCTTTACTACACTTTTTATATAGAAATAGTACTAATTACCTATGTCGTAGTAGGTATTATCATAATTTAAAGTAGAGATACATAGTTCGTGAGAATAGTGTATCTCATTTTTTATTCTATTCCATGTTCTTTTTGAAATAATCTCATAAAGTCTGCTACTATTTGCTTAGACTCTTCACTATTCAACTCTTCATTTCCAGATTCTTCTGCAATTTTTTTCAATTCAAGATCAGAACCTTTAACAATTATCTGACTCTTCATATCTTCTAATTGTTGAATAAATTGCATAATTTTTTCTCATATCTATTTTTAATATTTATTTTATTAAATTAGACTATATCATCTAAATTATATTTCAAATTTAGTTATACATTTAGTCGTTGAGAAAGGATTTATATTAGTAATCCTTTTTGCTGATTTATGTTTTAACTATCTTTCAGCATTTTAGTATAATTTTCTTAGTATTTCAACTAAGCCGCAGATATATTAACGGCAATAAATGAATCTTGTAAAGTCATTTGTGAACTATCAAAGAGTCTCATTGGATCGAGTATATAATCAATACAAAGACAAAGTTTAGAAATCATATTGAGAATTAAAATAGGTCTTATACTTTGAAATACCTCAGAAACATATAATTCTAAGATATGTCTAGACTTCGGATCTGCCACATTAACTAAAGTATTTGAGAGGCTTCCGAAATCAACATGAAGATCTATATTATATTCTTTATTATAACTAGTAAAGACTTCATTCAATTTATGAGTTAATTCTAGTGCTTTTTGTTCTTTTTGATTACTCGCAATAGCACTAGCATCCATAATAATATTGCGAGCCGTTTTAGGGAGTACTGGAGCTGACCCTATAATATTTTTTAGGTTTTTAGATACATCCTCTTCCGGCTGCAAAATCTCATAATCTCCCGGGTCATCAACAGCTCTCCCTTCTTTCCCTAAAATTTGTTTCTTAAATTCAGGGTCACTAAATGGGTTAACTGTTCCTATCATACATTTATTATTTTATAGTTCTCGCGCTTTACAACTATCAACCGTTTACTTTTTGCACCTAGTGCGATTAATCTTCGGTTGTAAAAATCTAGCGCGTTTGTTCTATAGAGGAGATTGATTACACTACCTCTATAGATTATTTCTTTTACTTCTTAGATCTCCATTTTTTAGCAAATTCTTCTTTTGTCATTTTTCCATCTGCTACTTTTACTCGATCTACTGCTAATTTTGTTTTAGTATCAAGACTACCACTATGTTTTCTAGCAAGCTTATTAAGTGCAACACCTAATATACCGCCACCTATACCACTACCAATTGCTGCATACTTAGCTGCCTGTTTTCCGTATTTATGAGATTTTCCATCTTCATAAGCTTCAACAAATGCTTCGCGATCCTTCTTAGTAGTCAGAGCTTTATTCAACTTAATATTAATCTTATCACTAGTTGTAAGTTTTGGCTCATCATCTTCCTCTTTTTTTTTATCAGAGAAATCCTTTTCTTCCAAACTTTCTGCATCTTCTGCAACACTAAAGGTTCTCTCTTCCTCATTTTCCAGTGTTACATCAGTAGTAGAGAAGTATCTCTCTTCTCCTGTCTCATCTTGTAGTAATGAGAATACTTTACGTCTAATATACATACTTAATTACTGTTTTTATTTGATTTATATTTAAAATATTTTTTAAGAGGTCTTATTACCTTCTTAATTCTATCACTCTTTCGTTTAGTTACCCCAAGTTTATCTGTTTCTTCTAAGGTATCTACACTAGAATCAAGAGGATCAAGAATATATCTTGTAATTACCTGACTTGATTTTTGATAAGTTACACCTTCAGGGGCAGCTTCTGAATAACCGGAAAATCTTTTAATTTTCATTTTATATACGGTCTTAGTGGATCAAATCCTTTCTCTTCTTGTTCTTTAGAATCTTCCACTCCTTCTGTAAATGTCTTTTCTTTAATCATAATCTTACAAGTTTGTTTTCATTGATACTGTTGGCGTAGGCTTTGATTTTGTTTTGTACAATCCTATATTATTTACTTCCTGCCTACTATTCTGAGCGTCAATTTTCTTTACTTTTAATTGATTATCTTTTTGAGCTTCATCCTTTTTCTGTTCTAGTTTCTGAGTTTGATTGACTTGCTTCATTTCTTGCATTCTTTCCTCAGCTTGCATTCTCTGTCGCATTCTCTGAGTTTCTAGGATTTGACGTTGAAGTCTCATTTGTTCTATTTGCAAGTCCTTAGAAGTCATTTCTTGTTTAGCTAGACCAATTTCTGGAGACTGTTCTGGAGTGGGATCATTAGAAGCAAATAATTTACGTTTAATTATCATCTTCTTTGAATAATTTTAACTGAGTCCAAGCTGTTCTCGTTGTGCCTGAAGTTTTTGATTAAGAAATTCTATATACTGCTTAATCGTATCTTCATTTATTAGAGATTCTGTACTTGGGTCAATATCTTTAAGTAAGTTTTGAATATAACTTAAATATGATTCTGGTTCAATTAATGGAGTTGCTTGTTCTAAAGTTTGGAGTGCATTAGATAAAACTCCAGAGATACCTTGAACTAAACCACTAACTGATTCAGCTTCATTTATCTGATTGTTATACTCTACAGTTGTTTTCTGGAATATATGAATTTGAACTAAACTTGGATCTAAATCTTCATTATATATTACCTTATAAATACTACAAACAAGATTTACTATTGAATCTTTTATTCCTGAAATTAATGATGTTACTCTTGAATTAGCTCTTTCTGACTGTTGAAGTACTGCAATGATATCTCTATAATCTTTTTATTATAGTTTAGAATATAAATTCAACTTTTTATAAGTTGGTAAGTCTTTATTCGTTATACCTTAATTAGATTAATCTAAGGCTTGGTATTACTAGTATTAATAGTTTCACCAAATTTACTTACTAATAATCTAAAGAATTGCTTCTCTAGACGGCCAATTTATTAACCACTTACTGCCAGATGTTCCATCTAATATAGTAGATGGTAATCCAAGAGGAGAAAGAACACTATTTCTTACATAATCAAGATTCTGTATAAGATCTAAAAGTTTGTCTGTTAATTTATCAAGTGGGAGTAGTGAAGTCCTTGAGGTAATGGTACTATTATAGTCAGGAAAAACCTTAACATTTTGAGTTAATGCAGACTCAATGAACGAGGTGACATCGAACTGAGATGTGATGAATGAAGACAACTCATTCGTATTGTTTGCAAGTTTCTGTAATCGAGCGCATAATTCGTTCATTGTCTCTAGAGGGACACTTTTCGAATATTAACAATTATTTAGTTAAACTAGACTATATCTTTAAGAATTTATATATAAACTCTCTCTTTGTATCTAGTCGTTGAGAAGGTAGTTTTTACTATCTTTTGCTGATTTATCTTTACTTGATCTTCCAGCAATTTACAAAGTTCCATTAGATTTTATTTATCTAATCCGACAAATTTTAATCGGTATTTAATCCCAATAATTGAGGCGATGAAAGATCTCTTAACGAAATAAGAGATATCAAAAGCTCTTTTATAACTAATTCTTTTATCTTCAAAATACTTGAATAAAATAACGGTTCAGAAGCCATAAATGATTCTTTCCTAAGAACTTTATTTCTATTTTCTGATCCCTTATTTCTTCCTAATTTTGGCTTTTCTGGTTTAGACTTTTCTTTCCATCCTTCTTCGAGATCATTTGTAAGTCGAAGTTTAGGATTACTTATATATATTACCTCAGTACTAGGAATTTCATATAGATTTCCATCATCTCCGATTGCTAAAAATATATCTTCTATATTTCCATCCTCGTTCTTTTTCTTCTTTATAACTACTGCATTTGGATTATTAAGTTCTTCTGTTCTAAATACAAGATGACCTTTTTCATCTCTTTGAGTTTGAAGCATACTATAATAACCTCCATAAAATACATAGTCATTTATATGGTCTCGTATATAATCAATTATTTTAATATCTTTTAAAAGAATCTCATTTAATCGAGTAGTTACAGCTTCATTATTTGTAGAATCTTCAGGATTTAATACAGAAACTATTTGTTGGGTATCTTGAGATATAAAATTAACTACATAATCTGAAAAGAAATTTGTAGCCATCTTTGTAATATCTAAAAGATAATATGACCTAAGCTCTGCCATTCTATCAAGATAACCGGATAACCTAGAAGAAGGCTGTGAATTACCAAGTAAGGGCGAATTTCTTTCATTATCTAAGAATCTTCCATTTCCAGTTCCTCCAATAACAGAATACCCTCTTCCCCCACCTTTACTAAATACATTTGAACGTACAATTTATTTTAATATATTTTATTAAATTTAGACTATATTATCTAAGTACCTACTATAGTCGTTGAACTCTATTTTTAATCGATAAATAGAGATGCTGATCTATATTTTATATTTTCCAGCATTTTAAGGTATTTTCTTAAGATTTTATTCTATCTTAAGCCTCTACTACATAATTAAAGGTATACGTGAATTTCCAAAACTAATTCCTGAAAATAACTTTTGAAGTATTGTTTCTGATTTTTTCATATTTTATATAATTTTGAATAATCTATAATAGAGTTTATATCCTCTCCATTTAAAATTACTCGATTTAATAATTGTTCTACTTTTTCATAAGTGTTATATGTATACGGAATTTCTATAAGGATGATATTATTCTCTTTACAATATTTTCTAACTTCATTATCTCTATTTAATTGTTTAAGAAAACCTTCATCTGTTTTATGAAAATAATCTACTTTCTTATAATGTTGTAGTCCATTATACTCTATCCACAAACAACAATTATTATAATTAAAAACATAATCTATTCTAATGTTCCTATTATTTAATTTTATAGAATATTCCCTTGTATAATCAATTTGATTTGTTTCTAACCACTTTAATACATTTAATGCGCTTTTTCCTCCTAATTTATTACAATCAGGACATCCAGATCCATAAACATGATCATAGGCTGTTTGTTTAAAAAACTTTCCACACCTATTACAATAGATGTCTAATTTTTCATGAGATTTAATTCCCTTAAATTGATTTTCTGAAATTATTTTATCATAATTATATAAATCCCCGTGCTTCTCTTTTGCTCTTTCTAAAAAATCATTAATAGATGATTTAGGAGTTCTTCTATTAATATTATCACATTTATTACATCCTCCAAACTTACTATACAAATGATTAAATGGAGTTACTTTAAATATATTTCCACAAATATTGCACTTTAAAACTATCTCTTTATACAAATTTGTATACTCTGTCAAGTATGTAAATCTATCTTCTCCAAATTTCTCTTTAGATTTATTAATAAATTCTTGATTACTCATTTTAGTAGAATCACTGAGTTTTGTTGAGTTAGATAATTTACAATAATCATGTTTTAAAGTAATAAATTTTTCAAATGAGGTTTTATATTCTCCATAATATTTCCCAGTTTTTGGATTGATTTCTAAAACGTCAATTATCACTTTCTCAGTTCTAGAATTTATAATTTTTGGTAATTTATCAAAACTATAATTAAATTTATACTTAGATCCAATTCTAGAAATTTCGTACTGTTCAATAAAATCTTCTTTTAATATTATTGAAGATTTACATTTAAAAGAGGGATCTCTCTTTAAGTTATCTATTAAATACTCTTTAGTATATCTAAATACTATAGGATATTCTAATTTTAATTTTAAATCAATCCAGTCATCTTCTCCATAATCTACAATTGTTTTATATAACCATCTACCCCTTCCAAACTATTAGATCTATTTTTCGTAATTTTAAGAATCTCAGTAAATTACATTCTAAAATCCACTTTCCTTCTTCTGGAATATAAATTAATTTACTAAATGGTTTGTTACTTGGAGAAATTTCCATTACAACCGGATAGGTGTACTTTAATGGTACAGGTAATAATTTATCATTTTTAGACATGTTATTTAATTATCACTTCGCGAGATATCAATTATTACGTAACCTTACTTAGATTTAAAGTGAGAGGATAGAGTAGCTAATTCTATCCTTTTCACTATTAACATGTCTAAATAAGTCTTTGCGATATCTCATCGTTGACTTTTGTAGTCCTAAGGAGAATCGAACTCCTCTTTCGAGAATGAAAATCTCGCGTCCTAACCGATAGACGATAGGACCACATTTTTAATAAGACTTCAAAGCCTTATATATGTTAATATAAGAATTTAATCTTCACAATCTGTGTTGATTAAATTTGCTACGCAGAGATACATGGTTCGTGAGAATAGTGTATCTCATTTTTTATCATTAAGGTATGTAGTAGAATAAATCAGTATAAGTTTTTTACTACAATAAAACTTGGAACTTATACTAATTACCTATGTAAGGTAATTTTATTATTATTTGTCGTAAAAGGCAGTACAGTTTGTGAAAATAAGACAGTATTATTTTTATCACTTCAAAGCCTTATATATGATTTAAAAAATTAATTCTCATTTTTTATGAGGATTAAACTTGCTACATTAATTTTTGTAGTAACTTGCCAAGAGATACATAGTTCGTGAGAATAGTGTATCTCATTTTTTTATTATTAGAAATATATAATAAACTGAATATCATTCCTTACTACATCCTTAAAATGGAATAGGTATTCAATTATAGTAAAAGTAATTTAAAATTAAAGATAGTTTACTTCTTTTTCATAAATGTAGTATAAGCATTCTTACCATACTTAGACTCGTAATCCTTTACTATATTTTCAGCACGTTTCTTTGCTTTATTTCTATTATATAATCCAGATATAGTTGATCCAATCACAGCCCCTGTAGCAGCTGTTTTTAAATTACCCATTGCTAATCCAGGCAAACTCCCAACAAAACCACCAATAACTGCTCCTGCGGCTCCAATCTTATTATGAATGTTTTTATCGAATTTTGAAATTTGATATAATTTAGAATCCTGCATAAATTTATTAACACCATTCATAATAACCCATTCACCATCTTTATACAAATAAAGATAATCTCCAGATTTTGCTTTATAAAGAGTACTTCCATCTTCCAGATTGCTACCTGAGTTTGGATTTATATTGTTTTTATGCCACTCTATATCTGGTTGAGTTTGAGAAAATCTTTTAACTTTCATCATAATATTATTAAATCATCTAAAGCAAATCTTTTTATTCTTCTCTTATTTCTCCAGTCATTACATCAACACTATTACCTCCTCGCCGAACATCACCAAATATATAAACAGGACGAGTATAAGATGGATGTAATGGATGTCTGAGAACTACATTTCTAGATTTAATAATCTTTTCTGCTTTAACTAATTCTTGAAAAGCATCTTCTAGAGTCATACCTACATAAGGAGTTATAGATCTATCTTCAAGCCAGTTTTCATTGATTAGTTTAAATTCATAGGCTTCTTCCGACTCGGCCGCAACATTTACAAGAAGCGTTTTTCCAAGAGGTAATGAATAAACAATTACCATTCCAGAAACTTCAGGGATAAAACTATTATTTTCTTCAATTAGTATACCTTGCGCTTCATAGAATCTAGCGGCCGGATAAGAAGCCATAACCATAATATTTACAGCTTCAAGAGTTTTATTAAATTTCATATTTTATAATATTTATATTAAGTTCTATAGAGGAGATTGATTACACTACCTCTATAGATTATCTTTTTTATTTCTTTTTATGATCATATAACTTTTTAGCCCCGATCATCGCACCACTAGCTAAAGCAACTCCTCCAGCTATTTTACCAGCTTTTGTGTTCATTAATTTTTTAGCCCCATTCAGAATCTTCTTTGAGTCTTTTGTTGTTTTTTGAGCTACTTCTGCAACTTTTTGAGTTTTCTCAGCGGATTTCTTTACTGCCTCTGTAGAAACTTTCTTAGAACCTTTGGATGTCATCTTATCAACTACAACATCAGGCTTAGTTGACGTTGTTCTTACAGTAGTTGTTGTCTGACCACTTTTCTTAGAAGCAATTTTATGAGCAGTTACATTACCACCTTCTTTCTTAACAGTTATATCTCCTGCACCTTGATTTTTAATTTCAAGACCTCCCGGATTTGTCGCAACTGACTTTCTAGTTTTAGAGATATTCTTTACTTGTTGAGAAGCTTGACCTGCATTACGATTAGAAGACTCAACTGCTTTTTGTGCTTTCTGAGTAAGTTTCTGAGCTTCTTCCATTTTCTTCTCATCAACTAAATTAGCTGGATTAGAAACTATTTTAGCTGCTTTTTCTTGTGCCTTAGCTGCTTTATTTGCTTGCATTTCGGCATTGTGAATAGATCTAGCTAATTTTCTATTCTGTTTTCTTTGTCTAGCACCGAATTCTCTCTGTTCTAACTCTTCTTCGGTTGGAATTGAAATACTAAAAATTCTTTCTTCAAGACTATCCAGAGTTACATCGGTCGTAGAAAAATACTTCTCTTCTCCTGTCTCACCGTCTTGTAATAGTGAGAATACTTTTCTTCTTATGTACATAATAATTGTTTAAAGTGTTAATTATTTTACCCCCCCCCTTGTTTAGAGAGAATTATTAAGAGGAAAAGAGGTTAGTATAGATATTAGACGTTTGTAGGGATGGTGAGACTCAAACTCACACGCCTTCATTTTGGCACAAGATCCTAAGTCTTGGGTGTCTATCAATTCCACCACATCCCCGAAAATAGTGTTAGATAGAAAGTTCTAACACTTTATAATATTCTCTTAATGTTTATTTACATGATAAGCGGCTAGAGCTTTTTCAGCATCTTCACGGGTATCATAGTGTGCATCCCAATATTCGGCCGGAGAAGTTTTCAGGCTAATAATTCTCCAGACACCGTTTGAATCTTTTTGAACTACTCCAGATTTTCGTGCCTTTTCTGCTATAGCCTGAGGTACTTTTTCTCGGCCGGAATAATTCTTTTGCCTGAGGATAATCATAATTAATGAATATTACCTAAGAAATCATTAAGAGTTTTTAATGCATCATTTCTAGAGTCCAAGTTAGAGTCTCCAGCTTCACGTGCTTCTGTTTCGATTGCTTCTTCAGCTGCTTCAGGAACTATTTCTACTTCTTCTACTGTTTTATCAATTTCCTGAGATGCTTTTTCATAACCTTCTTGAACTGCTGATGCTTCTTGAGCCGGTTTCTTTTCTATTTCGGCTCTTTCATGGCTATACTCTGGACTTCCAGGAGCTGCCGCAATATTTGCAATTTCTTCTTCATGCGAATAGGTTTTATTTCTAAGTATAATCATAATCTTTTTATGTATATATGGTTAATTTTTATTTTTCTTCCAACTTCCTAGTTTTATATAGGACCACCAAGAATAATGTTTTCTGGTTTTTAAGTATTCCAGGTCTTTATCATTTAAGTGTGCTTCTTCCTCAAGACTAATATCATGATAAGCATAACCAAAGCTAAATCCTGAAACTAGGAGACATAATAACCACTCCAAGAAATACCATACATAAAACCCGATGTAAGCCATTTCCTTCATTTGTGCTGTATGTATCTCTTCATGATTTAAGTCTTCTGGTTTTATATTAGCATTCTTTCTTACAAATAAAATTCCAAAGATATTTACTGCTTTATAACCTGGGAAAGGAATAATATTGTTTCTTATTATTTTCATAAAACTTATATTTAGTTTTAGTTGCGCCGGATAGATTTGCACTACCGATTTCCAAGTTATGAGCATGGCGAGATGACTACTTCTCTACGGCGCGATATTATATTATGTATTATTATTTTCCACCACGACGAAGGGCATATAGGAAATTCCTATATCCCATAAATTTCTACTGTCTTTTACTTTTGTTGATCTTTTCTCTTTTCATACATCATTTCATAGTACTCTTGAGGAAAAGTTCCAGTCATACAGATATAATTTCCTGTTTTAGCAGACTGAGTAAAATACCACTTAACCGCTCTTTTAAGAGGGTTAAAGATTACTTTCTTAAAAATTGTTGTCATGATTAATTTAGTTTTTATTAGTTAAATTTAGTTGTATGTATTTTATATTAAAATAGTTCCCCGTATTGGACTCTAACCAATGACACTAATTTTAGAAGAATTATGCTCTATACAACTGAGCTAACGGGGAATAATGTCTTCCCTTATAACTAATAATCACTAAGTTGTTCTATAAAGCTAAACCAATAACTCTATAGATTATAATTTTATTCTTTATAATGCGGAGATGTAGAGTTCCGACCTCTAATCGTAAAACACGATCGATCTGCTTAGCAGGCAGTCCCTATTCCATTATAGGTTACTATCTCCGTTCCTATTATTTATCTTTCTTTCTAAGTTTCATTCCAGCTGCTATACCTGTTCCAATTAAACCAGCAGTCGTAGCTATTTTTCCAACTCTTCCTGTTCTTTTGGCGATATTTGCATCTTTATTAGATATTAAAGTTTTCTTAAGAGCTTTAACACCTGATTTATAGGCTTCATTATTTTTAGAGGTAGCTGCTTTATATACTTGATCTGCTTTCTTGACTTTTCTTTTGTGGAAAATTAGATCTAAAGCGCTTCCTGAATTAGTTTCACCACGAGCTACTTCTGCTTTAAAATCATTAGCTTTCCTGGTTGAATCAAGTTTCTTAATACCTTCTTTAAATGCTTTTTTTGCTTTCTTTGATTCCTGACTGGTTATATACTTCTTAGCCCCACGTTTTATTAAGTCTGTTGCTCCTACAGTTCCAGCTGTTCCGACTAGTGCAGTTCCGATAGCTTCTCCGACTTTCTTTGGAGTTTCATTGTCAGAATCAGAATATGTTTTATTTCGTAGTATTTTCATATTGATTTAATTTGTTTATAGTTTCCCAGTATTTTTCCTTGTCTTCTGAGAAATATTGTTCTTTTAATAATCTAATTGATGTAAGATTAGGGAACAGATTGTAGATATTCCCTGACTCTCTATTTAAATCCTTTGTTAATATTTCTTCAGTAAACCAAAAAACATCTTCAAAGTAATCCATCATAGTTTACCTTTCTATTAATCCAATCCGCAAGTATCTCTATAATTATTGCTGTAATGATATTCTAATTCAAACACTCCATGGATATTAACATAAGAATAGTATGTTAATAAATCTTCAGTATTCTTTTTATAAAAATTCAACCCTAGAATACCTCTTACTCTATTTCCAAAATCCAAATCTAATTCATTTAATAGAGTAGAAGATATTAGTTTTCTATTAACTCTAAATTCATTTAAAACTTTATCTCTTATTAAATTTTCTTTAATAATCTTCTCTTTTAAAGAATCTAGATCTAATATTTTTAATGTTTCAGTCAGATTATTTATATTAATAAATATCTCATTATTAAAAAAATTTTCAAATGTACTTATATTATTATATAATCTTTTTAATAAATCTATATATTCCTTCTCATCTCTTATATTAGAATTATTCTCTTTTATTCTAAGTAAAAACTCTAAATTCTCTATTTCTTCTTGCAAAGGAATAATAACTTTTTCCCTCTTCTTAAAAATATTAGAAAATAAATTATTCACGTTTTCTTTGTTTTATCAGTCTCTATTAACTTACCTTTCTTCTGATATTTCCCTAAAATTTCTTCCCAACTCCAAGAATATACTCTAGATGGAGTTTGTCTAGTTCCAGTTCTATAAGTTCCAATAAGTTTTTCTCTCCCCAAGACTTTAACTGCCGCTATAAATCTGAGCCGGAGTTCTTGTAGATACCAATATTCATCAGGGAGAACTAATACCTTCGGAGATTCTATTATTCCAGGTTTTACTAGTGAATCGGCTCTTCCCATTAGCGGCTTGTATATATAATAAGTAGCTCCTTCTATGTTCGTATCCTCTCCCGGAACTGCTGATATTCCTGAAAGTGCTGATCCTACATCTGGGTACAAATTAATTTTCGGTTTTATATATTCTCCATCTAAGTCTGGTCTTGATGATATATAGAACAGATCGGAGACACTTTTTGTTTTTCTCTTTATTATCATATGAACATAGTATTTTTACAAAGAACTAAAAAGAAGAGGTCGGAGCTAAGTCCCGGGATACAAAATTAAGTAACCTACTTAACCCATCTCCGCAGCAACTTTAGCGCCGAACCTAATCCCTGAAAACAATTATTATCTTAAAAAATATAATATCGATTTCTTAGTATAAAAGGAAGAATCTGTGTCCATTTATATGTGAGAAATAAACAAATTATTAACAACTATGAAAAAGAACTTACTTAGTAGAAAACTAATCGCTATTAGTAATATATGGATATGAAAAACAAAATTACCACGTTTGGAAAGGAGGGAAGGACACAGATTCTCCTTATATTTCATGTATAAGGCTTATATTAAATTTAACCCTCAAAAGGTGGGTTATTTTTGATGTTTTTTACTACTTTTTACCCTAAAATGAGCCAAAATAACCCACTTTTATTTTTTATCTTCAAAATTGATGAAAATTCGGTAACTTATTTATGAAGACACAGGAGCTTCCCTTATATTACACCCCTTATCGCTACCGCTAGGGGTGTCTAAGGAAGAAACTTTGAATAAGATATATAGGAATAAACTCAGAAAATGAAGATATTTATAAAGATTTATATTATTGATTTTCGCCTCTCCAAGGAGGCGAATCTAATCTAAGTACTAAATGTATACTTTTTTTTAAGATAATATATTCTTTATCTATTACCTTATTTACCCCATTTTAAATCTACATTTTGCTCTTCTTATCCTTTCAAACTCTAATTAATGAAAAGGGAGACTCCTGTGTCTTCAATTTTATGTAACTGGATTCTGTATTAAAAGAATTTATAATAATTAGATAATAAAATTTAAAACATTAAATAATATGATAAAAAGATTAAATGATTATGT